TTAATTTATTTGTGAATTGATGGTATTTATTATTTCTTGAATGGTATCAGCGTTGGTTGTATCCTCCTGCATAACCTTGTACCACAGAGCGAAGACCAGGTCCTGCAGGGAAATGCCGGAATCGTAATAGGCCGCGATGCGGGTCTCCACAGTGGTTTGGGCGGTGTTATGCGCAGCGATCACGGCCGCGGCGGCAGTTTGCTCGGTCGTGGTGAGTTCGCGGGAATAATCCACGCGCCCATCAGACGAAACGCTGACCACCGGCAAACCGGCAGCCAAAAGTTCCTGATGTAATTTTGTGGGATTAACAGAAGTTGTCATTTTTCCTCTTTTCTTTTAACCACAGATGGACACAGATAAAAACCGAAAAACTTTCTTTGGTTGATGAACACAGATACCTCTTCTAGGTGTCATTCTGAGCCGGGAAGGCGAAGAATCTCGGCGTGATTAATACTTACGTCCATTCCCGTTTGGGTCGAAATCCTCACGCAGCCTTCGGCTGCTCAGGATGACACGAAAAAATGAGTTGTAATTGCGAGCGTAGCGAAGCAATCTCAGCTCCGAGGTTGCAAAGTTCAGGGCAATCGTATATCCGCCAACTTTTCCACGTATTTCCAAACCGGCCGGGATCCTTCCTCCGAGGGGATGCTCAGCGATAGGTCGCTACCCTTCGACGAGCTCAGGGTAAGCGCTCCCTCAGGATGACACTGCCCCGTAGCCTTTCTCCTTACCCCTCCACGCTACCGACCGCGCCGGAATGGTCGACCTCCACGCTGTTGGTGGTATTGGACCCGTAGTAGGTCACGGCCGGTGAAGCATACCCCAATTCCAAAAGCTGTAAGTAGTGAAAGCCCAAGCCCGGGTAACCGGCATAATTCGCTTGATTGCTTGCACGTTCAGCCACAGAGAAAGACGCCCAAAGGGAATCTTCGGAAGGCAGGATGACCGAATCCAAGCCGATACCAATAGAGCGGATGATGGCAGAACTATTGTTGGTACCAGCAAGAAAATATAAATTAACCTCGATCTCATCCACGCCAATCACAAATTCCACGCGGTTGTCCTCGGAATTGTTCCAAGCGCGCCAGGCACGCACGGAATACGTCCAAGATTGGGTGCTTTCGTGGCGGTAGAGCGTGCGGGGTACACGGTTGTAGTAATTCCACACGAAGCGTTTCTCTTTGGTGTCGCAGATCGTGCCGGCCGTGGACGTGCGCACGGTGCCCAGGTAGCGATAATTCAGGGCGCCGCTCTTGCAGTAGATCCCGTCCTGGCGCACGATGGCCGTGGCGCGCAGCGTATCGTTGGACCAGGTCGAGTAGGCTAATGCCAGCGCGCCGGCGTTATCGTACAGCCAGATATCCGCGTTGGTGTCGGTAGGCATGGACGAGAGATCCAGCGACAGCTCGCTGAAGGTATACATGCGCCAGCCATAGCCTGGCACGTACAGGGCGATCCGATTACCTTTGTGCGGGGTGAAGAAAACGAACGAAGAAGCGGACACGTCGGTCGAAGGGACGCTCACGCCGGTGGAGACAGTCAAGCGCCCCTCGCAGATTTGCGGTTCCACATAACCGAGCAAGCTCTTGATGTGAACTGCTAATTCTGTTCGGATGCTATCCTTCTCGATCTTGGCCCCATCCCAATAGAAACGGCCAACTCGGCGCTGGTTCTCCCCTTCCGTGGAAGACGTTGACACACTGAGTGTAAAGGTGGTGGAATCATCCGCGCGGTTGGCGAAAATATAGTAGGTATTCTCCGTTCCGGACGGCTTATGGTCTGTGGCCAGGTCAACGTTTGCCACTGCCTGGACCATGTAGCCGGCGATCATGAGCGATACCGGTTCAGTGGCTGAGGCGACGATGCGCACCTGGTCGGTGTTGAGGCGTTCGATCTTGAGGCGGGTCTCGTAGCGTTCGAGCAGCGCGGCCAGGTTGACCGCATCGTCGCCGGATTGGCCGAGGAAAAGGGCGTCTGAACGCAGGGAATTGTAATGACTGGCGAGGGTGGCATCGCCGGCGGACACTTCAGAGCTAGACGGATAAGGCATAGATTATCTCCTAAGAATTTGGATGTGTCACTATCCCCCGACATGAGCGCAGCTCGAAGCTGCGTCAGTCGGGGGATAAACCCGCTCGGCAAGAACAGATGAGAACTATACTCCGCTATCACTCGGCTGGAAGCCTCCGACAGCGGAGCATATCCACGCTCTGCCCCTGCAGAGCGCTCCTAAAATATCTTCTCTCCGCAATGCGGACAATACAAGTGCAGGATGGTTTCCCCGCTTCCGGAGGAGCCGGAATCATCACCGGCGCTATCATCGTCCCCGCCATCATCAGAGCCGCTGCCATCGGTGGCCACTTCGCAATATTCAAGCAGCGTAGCCAAAGCTTCCCCGCCGTCCTTGATCAGCTTGTAGTGGCCGTTCTGGTCATTCCACAGCACGAAATTAGACCAACCGGTCGGCAGAACATTGTTGTTTTTGCCATACACCGGCGGCACTGTCCCGAACCAAGCTAAAAAGAGATCCGTCTTGGCGGCGATGTTGTCCTTCAGGCCGGAATTGTCCTCGAGAATGTCCCACAGTCCCTTATTGGTGTACACCAAAGCGCTGCGCCCAAGCTCGTTATAAATCTGGTCGGCCTGTGCGTTGATCACGTCCACGGTCTTGCCTTGCACGTCGATCATGCCCTTGATGTTTTACGTTACACCGTTCCATGTCAGTGTCTTGCTTTTTCGATTGAAAGTCCCTTCGATCATGTCTTTGTCCTTTCTATACTTTTTCTTTAACCACAGATGCACACAGATAAAAACATCAAAGCTCTATGCTGAATGCACACAGATGGTTCAATAAGCCCTCACCACTGGCCCTCTCCCAACGCTCAGCATCGAGCGAGGGAGGAAAGAGGATCACCTCCACACGGACGTGTCCCAGGTGAGTAAGTCGTCCGCGGCTGTGTCCGCCTGCCACTCGGAACCAAAGAAGGTCTCCGAATCGATGGGCGGATGGTAGGCGCTGATGTTGGTCAGCTTGCAGCTGATGTAACTGCCATCGATGAGGTGCAGCTCGGTGGCCGAATGGCCAAGCGGCCCGATGCCCAACCAGGTGCCCATGAATGTCCCGATGGATAATCCTTTGCTTTGTGCCAGGTATGCCAGCAGCATGGTGTACATGCTCTGCCGGTTCTCCGCATGCATGGAGCCGTCCGGGTTGCGCAACTCATCGGCCAGAATGATGGTGAAGAAGATATAGATCTGGATCTTGTCATCATCATCCAGCTCTCGCTGTACCGATACCGAGGATCCGTTATTGGATGCATCGGGGGCTAATACGAATCCGTATGGGTTCCCATCATTCACGTCCGGATGTACCAGCAGCACATCGCAGTCTGTTCCGATTGTCGGCATTTATGCACCTCAATCCCAATTCTTTTTGTAGGTTGATTTATAGGTCTGGCTTGGGCTGGGAGCTGTTGGTACGGTAACAGAGGGGGTTAATGTACTGGTCAGGGTCCCATCGATACTATGATGCAGTGTCCGGAAGACGCGCCATTGTGAGAACTGGTTCCAGAGTTTCTGCGGCATGGAGATGAACACACCTCCCAGGTCATAACCCAGGACAGATTTAATCGCCTCTCTAACCGAAAGCCCCTCGCTCATGGCTTTATCCACCGCCCCAGCCAGATACAGGTTATAGGGCTGCCAGTTGGGATTAACGTTGAGCGCTAACAGGTAGTCGTTATCCAGCATGGTATCGATATCCGAACCGAAGATATCCTTGTCCGACTCGGGCGTGTCGAAGCTGACTTGCTTCAGGTAGCAGTTGCAATGCCGATGAAAGCCCGGCAGGATAGAAGCTGAAATCCAGTGATCGTAGGTGTACACGCGGCCGGCCATGGCATTGCAAATGCGGCAGTTCTCCCCGCGCGTGCACCACTGAAATTTCTTCTGCAGGTCGTCCCAGTTTCCCATTACTGCTTGTCCCAATCATCCAGCGTCCAATAATTCTCCGGAAAGATATTGATGGGCTGCTCGGTGCGGATTTCAGCCAGGAATTCCAGGAAGCGGTTGTACTGGTTATTGCCCCACACCATCAGCTGGCTCATCTCTCCGGATTTCACGCCCCAGGACTCGTTCAGTCCGGACGCGCGAATCATGGCCGCCTGGCCGGCCGCGCCCACGATGAGCAGATCTTCGTGATCGTCCCGGACGGTAGTCTGGACAGCATCGTCCAGCTCCTCGATGGTTTGCTTGCCAGAGTATTTCACGAACAGGATCTCCCCCGCCTGGGGGAGATCCAGACCGGTGAAGTAGGCCGTGGGGGTTCCATCCTGCCAGGTGATCACGAAGTCCTCGCGCTCGTTGATGAACGGATCGGCCGCGCCGGCGACCCAGGGGTGCACCAGCTGAATGACGTTGATCAGGTTGCTGCAGGCGCTCAGGCTCTGTGTACGGCCGTCGGTTACGATCGTGATTTCCCGGGTGCAGATGTTGGGGAACGCGCGTGTGTATTCGCTGAGCGTCTTGCGCAGGGCCTCGTCCAGCACATCGTTGCTGTACTTGGTGGTGGTGTCGTTCAAGGAGTTGGTAATACGGGTACGGTAGCTGGTGAGATTGGCCATAGTTTTTAACCTTTTTTAACCACAGATGGACACCGATAAAAACAGAAAAGCTTTTTTATGCTGGATGCACACAGATGGTCTTGGATATTCGGACTCCTGTTATTTCAGCGTTTTATTTTATTAACCACAGATGGACACGGATGAACACAGAAAAGCTTTTTATGGTTGATGTCCACAGATAACCTCTTTTAATGTCATTCCGAATCCCTTTAGGGATGAGGAATCTCGGCCGGTTTTATATTGATGCCTTCCCACTTTTCCGACCGAGATCCCTCCCCAAAGGGAGTGTTTCGCGATCACGGTCGCTCTGCTCCCTCAGGATGACAATTTAGGGTGCCTTGTCATTCGGGCTTGCGCACCCCGGTCTGGTTGTGGCTGGAGGCCACGCCAGCCGGGGCATCCCCGGCTCCTGCCTTTGCAGGAGCTTGTGAGAGTTCTTCCAGCTGCTGAGCGGTGTATTTGTGCTTGGAACCGTCCGGAGCGATAAAGGCCAGCGTACCGTCCGGATAGCGGGCCCAATCCAGCGGGTCAAGCAGGAACAGCTTTTTTATCAGCTTCGCGTCCGCGGGTTTTTTCCTCTTCGCGTTGGGGCTGGACGCCCCAAACGCTTGAGGATTCCCGTCCTCTGCCCCTGCAGAGGGCTTCATGATTTTCTCAGCCATGGGGTTGGCCTATAACAGTTTGGTACCGCTGATGTTGGAGCCGGCGTCTTCGATGGCCACGCCGGTGGAGTACGCCGCTGCAGCGGCGACTACAGCCTGGACCATTTCCCACAGGTCGAGGTCTCCATACAGGTACGCCCCCACCGCGGTCAGTACTGCGAGAAAGCAAGCCCAAAACTTGCGGGATTTGAAGATGGAGAGCAGTTTATTGGTGGTTTCGATGTTCATTACAAAATCCTTTCTTTGATTAATTCAACGATTGTGCTGTTCTTCCTAATTGTCATTCCGAGCGAATGCGATCGCGAAGCACTCCCTTGGGGAGGGAATCTCGGCTTGATATAAATTCAAGCATTCTCACTTTTTAACCAAGATCCTCACGGTCGCTTCGCTCCCTCAGGATGACACAATCAGGTAATTTGATGTTGCACAATCATCGTTGTCGGGCGTACCCCGCCTTGCGGTGGCTGGTGGCCACCGCTGGCGGGGCATCTCCGCGCTCCGCGCGTGCGGAGCGCTGCGAGAAGTCGTTGATCTTAGACCGGGCTACTTTTAGGCAACGTTTGATTTATGTAACGGTCTAAAATCATTTACCCAGCAAGCCAGGAAGTGGCGCACCTTGAGGCGGTGCTCGTCATTGGTGAAGACGGCCGGGCTGAGGTTGTCGCCCGCGATGAAGATCTCCGGCATGAGGCCGAAGCGTTCGCCCACGTAAATGGCCGGAGCGATCAGCGGGTCGCAGACGGCCGCCCAGTTGTTGGCGTCCGTCCACTCCGGAACGGTTACCACGTCCCCGGGCTGGCCGCGCTGCAAGTTCTCGCTGTAGATGTTGGCCGCGTTCTCCAGCGTGGGATAGAGGATCTTCATACCCGCCAACTGCAAGGCGCGCGGGACAACCAGGTAGCGCGGGTTGATAGCCATCTTCGGGCCGGTGCCGTAGTAGCTGGCCGCGTTCTTGATCAGCATGGGCTGGTCATAGACCGCTGTGGAGACGGTGTCCCACTGGGCGGACGTGAGGGCGCCGGTCAGCAGGTTGGCATGCCCGCCGGCGGTGGTCACGGCGGTGGCGTTGAACAGCGCGCCGGTGTCGGCCATGCTGGGGCCCACGCCAGCGTTGTCCGTGAAGATGGCAGCCACCAGCGCGGAGATTTTGCGCAGGCCGGCCGCGGCCAGCTCGCGCGGGTAAGCGGACAGCTTGCGGCTCTCGTCGCGGTCGATCAGCTCGAGGGTCAGCGGGATGTAACCGCCGTACTTCACGAAGTCGGCCGTCTCGGGGCTGTCGCCGATCACCAGCTCGGTGTAGTCTCCGCCCTCGGCCACGGTGGGAAGCGTGCCGACGGTGCCGACCAACGTTCCGGTGATGGAGTGCAGGGAATTGAAATGCTCGGTGCGCACGATGCGCGTCCACCAGTCGTACCCGGCTTGGCCAAGCAGTTCCCAGGTGTTGACCACGATCTTGTTCAGCGCGTTCTTCACCAGACCGGTGAAATCGGCGGTGGTGGCCAGCTGGACCCGCTGCGGGTCGTACCCGCCGTGCAGGTCATAGTCGCCGGTCATCATCAGGTACAGCTCGCGGATGCCGGACAGCTTGGCCACGTTCACGCTTTCCAGCTCCTTGTCGCGCGGCGCGCCCAGCAGGTCATCGGCCGCGGCCTGCAGTTTGTCGCGGGTGTCAAACATGGAGTGGATGCGCGGACCCTGCACCACGGACGCGCCGGTCAGCTCGCTGAGCATGGTACGCGAATCCTCGATGGCCGCGGTCAGTGCTTCGGCCTCGAAGAGCTGCCCGCTGAACTGCTTGCGCAATCTTTCGCTTACAGGGGCCGGCAGCTTGGCCGCTGTGAGTGCGCTTTCGAGAAATTGGCCGCACATCTGCACGCGCAGCGCCCGGGCTTTTTCCGCTTCGCCCTCCAGCTCGGCAATCTTGCTCTGCACGTTAAGCATCTGCTCAACGGCTTTCTGGTCGCTCTGGATGCGCTGCTGCACGCGCTCCACGCCGGGCAGTGCTTCCTGGGTGGGCGTTTGGCTGGATAATTTTTCTGTTTCGGGGTTTGCCATATTGGTTAATTCCTTTCCTGTCTTTTGTAACTTTTGATAGATTTGCCGGATGAACTCCCCGCCCCGCGCGGGGTTCACCACCAGGTCGACGCTGAAGACGCGCAGAATTTCCGCCACCTCTTTGCCTTTAGCCGAGAAGGTTACATCAGCGGAGAAACCCACGTCCGGACGGGCTTTCTCTTCGGTGGCCAGAATCTGCTTGCCCATCTCCGACAGCACAGAAGCTGCCGGGCCGATAGGTTTCAGTTTCAGCTTCACACCCTGAGTATGTTCATCCCAACTGGGCGAATGGCACACGCCGGCCAGATCGTGGACGGAGTGGCCGAACCAGTGGTGATCGATAAAGGTCTGCACACCATCCCACAATTGGAGTGATTTCTGCAGCGTCTCGGCCGAGAACTTCCAGCCGTTGCCATCCCCGGCGGTGATAGCCAGAATTTCAAACTCGCCCTGTTCGTTGACCTGGCTGGCTTCCAGATTAATACGGTGTTGTTGGTTTTCACTTTCGCTCATAGATTGATCCTTTCGAGTTTTAATTTTTCAACCACAGATGGACACAGATACACACAGATATAAACCTCGCCCTCTCAATGTCATGTACCTGGTTTGAAGCGGTCTTTGTTCTCATCGATAGGGGGGGATTTAATCTTCGAGGTAGGGTACCCAGTAGAGGTACCGCCCCCTGCAGGCGCCGCCTCGGCCCGCTTGCCCTGATCGCTGTTCTCTTTGGCCGCGCGCTGCAGCATGTCGTCCGCGTCCACGGTTTCACCGAAGAAACGGTAGATCAAGCGCAGGAATTCATCGTTGGTAATCAACTGGCGGTCGCGCAGGTCGTCCAAAATGCTGATCATGTAGTAGGCCGCTTGGGATAATGCCCCGTTATCGTTGCTGGAGATATCGGCGCCGGTCACGCTGAACTCGATCTGGCCCTTGACGCGCCCGTCCACCGTGCCGCGGCGGGCCAGAACAACGGACAGGATATCCCGAATCATCCACAGGAAATACTCCTGCCGCTGCTCAAAGCGCCGGTAGGTCGGCCCGCCGGCGGCTTCTGCGGTTGTGCGGGTAGCGCTTTCGGGTTCTGCGAGGAAATGCAAGGGGATGCCGGCGCCGGCAGCAATCATTTTCTTAATGGCCAGTCCGTCCTTTTCCGCGTCTCCGGATTCAAGCCGCGGGCTGAGCGCTTTCCAGGTCTCGTTCTCGTCCGCCACCAAAATGCTGCCCGGCTTGGGCGGGTTGGCGTTGAGCGCGGTCTGCCTGGCTTTGCGCTGCGCTTCGCTGGCGAATTTAGCCTGTACCACAAACAGAAAGGCGTTTCGGTAACGATTCAGGCGCGCGCGGTCTTCCAGCCAGTTGGAGTAGCGCGACAGCCAGCGCAGCAGCGGGGCGAGATCCGGTTCTCCCCACTGCGCGCCGGCCGGCCGGTTGATGGCGTAGTGCAGCATAACCGGCTGCTGCAGAGGGTCGTTCTGCGGGTCGTATGCAGGGATGGGCTGGGGGTTGAGGTCGTCCAGGCTGGCTTTTAGTTTAAATGCCACCGGCTGTTCGATGTCGTTCGCGCGGCTTTGAATTTCCTCGATGTTGGACGCGGGGATTACCCGCAGGTAGGACATACCGGCGGGGTCTGTGCTAATCAACACGAAGAGATTACCGGTGCGGGTAAGTTCATCGCACATCTCAAACACCCGCACGGGCATGCGATTAAGCCTGTGGTTAAAAAGCTCGTCCAAAAAGGCGGCCGCCTGTTCGTGCTTGCAGTTGATGGTCAGGCCGCCGCCGACCACATACTGAGAGGTCAGCTCAACGATACGGCGGGCGAGCGGGTTAGTGCGCCAGGCTTCCAGCGACTGTTCGAGGATTTCGCTGCGGTCGTAGGTGTAGCGGTCGCGCTCGCTCTGGCTGTTGGACCGTGTACCCACCAGGAAGCTGTTCTCGTTCTCGATGACGGCCAGTTGTTCGCTCACCAGCCGCTTGACGTTTTTGTCGATGATTCGGTCAAAGATGCCCATGGTTTTAAATCCTTTTGCCACTGATGCGCACAGATAAATACAAAAGCTTTATGTAGTTGATTCACACAGATAGTGTTGGACATTCGGCTACCTGTTATTCCGGCCTTTTTATTAACCACAGATGAACACTGATAAACACAGAAAAAGCTTTTTATGGTTGATGTTCACAGATATCTTTTCTTGTGTCATTGCGAGCCTTGGCTCCCTGAGCGCTTGCCCAGAAGGAAGCGTGGGGTGTCGAAGGGGAGCAAGGCGCGGCAATCTCGGCTTACCTAAGATCAGGCCTAAATCCTCTTTCAGTTACCTCAGGATGACAATAAAGAAACTGTTCGCTGAGCTTGTCGAAGCGTACTATGCTGTGGTTCTTGCGCCCTGCGTGCATGTGGCTGGAGGCCACTGCACGCGGGTGTCTCCGCGTTCTGCTCATGCAGAACACTCCGACAATTCGGCCGAGTTGGGATAGGTGAAGTTCAGGAAGTCCAGACTATCCCCATTGAACCAGTCCAGATCGACCAGCGTCTTGATGCCAGGTACGCGGCCGGTCTCGGAATGCTGCCAGAAGTTCCAGCCGGCGAAGGGATAGACCGGGCTGGGCCAGTACAGCGTCCACTGCGCGATCCACAGTGGATAACCGGCGAACTGTTCCACATTGGCGTACTTGTCCTTGATCATGTAGGACCGCCAGAATCCGCCGGAAGAATAGATGATCGGTTTGACCTTGAGTTCATTCTCGATCACATCGCAAAAGGCTTTCACATCCGCGCACAGCGCGGCGCCGCTCTTGCCGGCGACTTCGAGATCGATCACCGGCCGCATGGTGAACGGCAGGTCGCGCACCACGCCCAGGAAGCCGGCGGCTTGCACTTCCGGATCCACGTGCGTGCGGTAGAAGTGATACGGGGCGCTGTAGATGCCGTTCTCTGCGCAGCCCTTGGCATTGGCTTCGAGATTGTCATCCACATAGATTTCCGTTTTGCCCAGCGGGTATTCGGTCGCTTTGTAGAAACAAAAGACCACCCCGGCGGCTTTTACTTGCGGCCAGTCGATATCCGACTGCCAATGTGATACGTCGATTCCTGGTTTCATTGATTTTTCATTCTCCTTTTTTTAACCACAGATGAACACAGATAAAAGCAGATACTCTTTATGGTTGATGCACACAGATATTTTTTTAGTGTCATTGCGAGCCTTGCGAAGCAAGGCGTGGCAATCTCGGCCTGATTCCAAATCAGGCGTTCTCTCAATTTCAACCGAGATCCTCACGGTCGCTTCGCTCCCTCAGGATGACAATGGAACATTAATGTCATTGCGAAGCCTGCGTTAGCAGGCTGAAGCAATCCCAGTTTCAAAATTAACAGCTGAGATTGCTTCACGAAGCATAGCTTCGCTCGCAAGGACAAACCCTTGTCTTATCCACGCTTTCTCCACCACTATTCCACAGGCTTTTCAACAGCTTATGCACAGGCTTTTCCACAGAGTTATCCACATTTCTAACCAGAGTTATCAACATCAAAAACCCTTGTCCAGATCGTCCAATGGGTCACTAGCCTGGATGATGTAAGTCGGCCGGCTGATGGCCCATTTCTTCTTGTCCAGCGCGGCGCACAGTGCGGCGCTTATCAAGAGGTCATCGTGCACCAAGTTGCCGGTGGCGGGGTCGCGGCGGCCGTCCGGGACACCCCAGCGGACGCGCTTCTGCGGGCCGGGCAGGATTTCGAACTCGCAGAATTGGATCTGGTTCCAGAAGGTGGCTGCTTCGTTCCCTTGTTGATCAATGTCAGGCATTCGTGCCTGACCTACTCCCTCTGGTGCGTAGTCCTTATACCTGCCGGAGTCGATGATGCCGAGGAAGTCCCACAAGAGATCCGATTTTGTCCGGACGTTGAACTCGAACGGCACCACCTTATCGCCCAACGAGGCGCTGAGGAAGGATGTAAGCCCAGCGCCCACGCCGGTGCAGTCCACCACCAGGTAGCGCACGGCGAACAACTCGGCCATAGCTTTGATAGCACCGTATAGCGTGGCGTGTTTTACTCCTACCCACTCGCGCCGCTGGACCACCTTGTAGGTGGGCTTGTTGATCAGCGGATCGTCGACGCTGGCCAGGTCGACCTCAAAGACAGTCAGGGCGGTACTGTCGCGCTTGGGGTTGGCCAGGCTCTCCACCTCGCCGCTTTCCGGGTCGGCGATCAGGGCCTCGTCTTCGCCGGCGACGTCGAGCGTCATGGCGTACAGCTTCCCGGGCAGCGGGGTTACCTGGGGGGCGTGCTCGCCTTTCATCATGGCCACGCGGGCCGGCGGGAACAGCCCGCCTTCGGCGTCGATCTCCTCGGAAAAGTATTGTGTTTTGATCATGGGGTGATTACGCCCAAGGCGGGCCACTTGGCCGGCGACAAAGTCGCCGTATGCCGGCACTTCGCGGCCGACGTCGTCAGCGGTGAGGACGAACACGCGCCGCTGGCCGTCCTGTTTTTCAGCCTTGCGGGCGGCGCGCAGCTCGCGGGCCAGTAGGGTGCGGCTGGTCCAGGCGGTGCCCCAAAATACCCGGGTGGCGTTGGTACTGGCGGCCATGGGGGCGATGTCCTTGTCGAACTTGGCCGGCAGCACGTCCTGGGCTTCGTCCACTTCCAGCAGCACATTGGCGGTAGCGCCCACGATGTTGGACCGTGGTTGTCCGGAGAAGAAATAGATCCTCGCTTTTCCGCAGCGGTAGATGTATCCGGATTCCTTGGTCCAGAGGTGTTTAGCGATCAGGTTGGAGTCCAGTACACGTTCCAGGCGGCGCATGGCGTTGAGGGTTTGGGGCTTCCACGTGGGCGAGACTTTCACGAGTTCAGCGTTCATGAGGTAATAACAGCACAGCAGATAGGTTTCGAGCTGGGCTTGCAGCTCGTTCTTTCCGGATTGGCGCGGGAACATCACCACGAACGAACGGCCGGCCCCCTCCTGCACCGATCGGAAAACCGCTTCGGCCACACCGCGCTGGTATTCGCGCAGGTGGATATTGGAGCATGTATCGATAAACGTATCCACGTCGGCCATGGCGCGGCGCAGCTGCAGCAGTACCTGGTTGTTTGTCATATGTGAGGGTGCTCACTTCTTCCCCCCGAGCCAGGCAGCGATGGCGGAAGCGATCAGGGTCAGGGCAGCCTGTCCGGCTTGGATGAGTGTGGTTGTGGTTTTGTTGGAGATGACCGCGTCGTCGATGGTGCGGATCCTGTTTTCATGGTCGGCGACGTCGTTCTGGATTTCCTGCAGCTGGTTCTTGATGAAGTTCATCTTCTCAGCCTCCAGCTTGTCGTGGTGTTCGAGTTCTTTCTCGATCCGCCGAAAGCGCGACTCGATGCTGTCTTTCAGGCGGTTGAATTGCTCGCTGAGGAGCTGGGCTTGCAAATCGTCCATAGAACCCCATTTCGATGCAGATGGTGGAGAGGGCGCGTTTAATTTCCAGCGGGGTCGCTGAGTCCAAGGTCATGGGCTACCTCTCCGATGGCTTGTGATAAGACTGAAATAACGTCGCCGTTGTCGCCGGCGATAAGCTGTTGGGTGCGCAGCAGGCCGGCCAGGCGGGTGGAAGCGGCGCCCAGTGTGTTGAGGGCCTGCGACCAGGTGTCGAGGCTTTGGGCGTCGGTGTCGGCATATTCGAAAACGCGGCGGATGATCACGCGCAGGAGAGCGATCTCATCGGTGAGGCCATCCGACAAAGTGGTGCTGAGGTCAGCCAGTTCGAGGTTATTGAAGCGATGGGAATAAAACCCGTGCTTCAGGGCGTTGGTGTTACCTGGCTGGCCGCCACGTTTGCGTTTGGTAGTGACGTTCGTTGTCATATTGGCTGTCATGGTTGCTTCGTTGTGTTCTTCCTTGTTTACGGCTTCCCCTAATGCGGGCTGGCCCGGGCGGGTGGAGGGGTGCCTGGCGGGCAGCAG